CATTGCACTAGATAATGGTGAGATGGAGATAGAAACACGCGAACCAGAATATATTGTGGAGATTTGTAATGGCTGAGATACCTGGAGTAATTCTGTGGTATAGAGGAGATAGTTATCCTCTGACGCTGACAATTAAGAATAAAGAAACAAAAGAAGTTGTTCCTTTAGCTGGGTATACTTTTAAGCTAGCAGTTGACCCTAACCAAGACCCGGTTGATGATTTGGAGCAGATATTCCAAGTGGATGGAGTTATTGATACAGACCCAAATACTGGGAAAGTATCTTTTACTCCGACAGCTCTCCAAACTGATTTTGGGAAAGGTAGTTACTGGTTTGGCGTTCAGATGATAAATGGGGCAGGCCATATCAAGACTATTGCTAAATACAAATGGAAACAATCTCAAGACATTAATAAGTAGGTTATCATGGCAGACAATGAAGACCACCAGTGCGGTGAACATGCCTTCTTTAAAGCTCAATTTGAATGTATAAGTTCTAGTATGAAAGGGCTGGAAAAAGCTCACCAAACAGAAACGGAGGTGCAAGCGAAAATGGCTAACTCGATAGCTGTAATGGCAAACACACTCAAGAAAATCGAAGATACTAATGTTATTGTCGAGCGATTGGCAGGGAAACTTGACTCCGTATTTCTCTTGTTTAATAAGAGCGAAAAAGACTGCGATGAAATATTTAAGCGTATTAGAGATATGGAGAATATTAGCGCAAACCCTCGGTTAAAACGCCTCGAAGGTCGACAGGACAAAATGCTTTGGGGCGGGGTAATCTCTGTTTTTGGAATGTTCCTGATCACAGTTATTAAGGCAGTTTGGAAATGATTAAACTACATGAAAATGGCACAGTTAGAATATCAGGGATTAAACCAGAGTTAGTATTTATTCTACGCACAATTGAGCAAGTATTTAATAAATATAAACTTGATACTGTAATTACTGGTGGTACTGAATTACATGATAAAGCAGGTAAGCTTATACATAAAATCGGGAGTAAGCACGAGACTGGAGAAGCCTGGGATATCCGAAGTAAACATATTCCTAAGATTCATTACGATTTCTTAGCTGATGAGTTAGATACTGTTATGGGTGTGGAGTTTCAGTTGATAAGGCATTCAAGCCATTTTCACATTGAACTAGACTATAAGGGGAAGCTATGAAGAAGCTGGTTGTAGTAGGGGCATTACTTGCACTGGCAGGATGCGCAGGTATGTATGCTGAACATACTGAGGTTAAATTATTTCGGCCTGATGGGACACCGTTAGCCAGTGCGTACTCAAACAAAGGTTATGACGGATTCTACTGTAATGCCAAGTTTAATAAAGATGGTACGGGATCTGTCATCTGGAAAGCAAATAAAGTTAATAGTAATACAGTGGCTAAGGAAGCACTAGAAACAAATAGAGAGTTAACTAAGTCGTTTACAGGCGTTATGCGTAGACTCGCTGGACTTCCAGCACCTAATCCTTTTACTGGGAGGTAAATTGTGGATAAACCTGGGATTAAAACAACGGAGTTTTGGGTAAGTATCCTTGCAAGTGTTATGGGGATATTGGTTACTACTGGTGTGTTTGATGCAGGGCAGGCTAATGAGATATCTGGGGCAGTTGTCAAGTGTGGTGGGGCCGTGCTTACTGCTATATCGGCCGCTGGGTATGCATATAGTCGGGCTATCACTAAGAAGAAGTGAACTCGTATTTCGAAGATTGGGCGATAATACAACGCCTCCATGATGGGTCAGGGGAATTTAAGCTTGTAGCACCTTTGGCTTTTCACCATGGAGATGTTGTATATACTGTCCCAACGAACTTTCACACTGACTTAGCTAGTATACCTCGGGTTCTTTGGAGTATATTTCCTCCTCATGGGTTGTACTTAAGCGCAGCTATCCTACATGATTACTTCTGTGAAATGGGATGGATAAGCCGGTTAGGTGGGGATAAACTCTTTTACGTGGCTATGAAGGTTAGTAATGTTCCGACGTGGAAAGCAATATGTATATACTCGGCTGTTAGGAGTTATGCGGTGGTACGCAAGCTTAGGTAGAGAAATTAAACTGTGTGGGTATTGTGGTGCAGCTCCTGTGGTTAGTATCCAAATTAATGGACTGGTTGATATTTACTGCCCAAGTCCTGATAGTAAATGCTATCCTGGGGCGTGGGTAAGTCATAAAGATTTATCTCAAGCGATTAATGAATGGAATGACTTATACGGGAAGGGATAGAGTGCCCGTCCAATTAGTGTACGGGGACTCTGATTAATATGAGCGACTTTATTAAAAATAAATTGAGGGTTTGGAAAGACGATCCACTGTTGTTTGTACAGGATTGTATTCAGGTCACGCCCAGTAAACAACAGCATGAATTACTGGTTAACTTTGCCAAGCATAAAAGAACTACTATCAGGAGTGGTCATGGTACAGGTAAGGATGCATCAGCTAGCTGGATTATTATTTGGTTCCTGGTTACAAGGCTTAATGCTAAAGTCATATGTACTGCGCCAACTGCACGTCAGCTCAGTGACATACTATGGAGTGAAATCTCTAAATGGCTTAGGCAGAGTAGTGTGGCTGATGAATTTGTTATCCAGAAGGACAAAATTTACTGCAAACACAACCCTAAGGAATGGTGGGCACGGGCAGTATCTGTAAGCGCTAAGTCCTCTAAGGATGAGCAAGCAGAGACATTAGCGGGTTTTCACGGAGATCATATGTTGATTGTCTGTGATGAAGCTAGTGGTATCCCTGACCCCGTGTACATTCCGCTGGAAGGTGCCATGACTCAGGAAGATAATAAATGCCTGATGATTGGGAATATGACTAAGACTAGGGGTTACTTTTATGATACCCATTTTCATAGTGAATTAAAAAAGAACTGGTATAGGCTACACTGGGATTCTCGCGATTCTGAGAATGTAACTAAGGATATGATTGAATACTTTGCTGCTAAATATGGTGAAGAGTCAAGTATTTTTGCAGTTCGTGTAGCGGGTAATCCTCCTCATTCTGACAGTGATAAGCTTATCCCACTGGATTGGGCGCTGCAGTGTATTGATAATGAAGTCTTTCCTGAAGATGAAGATCCACTGTACTTGGGCGTTGATGTAGCTCGCTATGGTAATGATGATAGTATTGTAATGCCACGAAGGGGTTTTATGATATATCCCTGGTATACGTACCATCACTTAAATACTATATCCCTTGGCGGCGAGATACAGATGAAAGGAATTGAGCTTGGTGCTGTAGGTGTAGCTATTGATGAGATTGGAGTTGGGGCCGGTGTAACCGACTGGCTTATGAAGCATAATAGTTTCACTACATTCGGTATTAACGTAGCGAATAGCTCCAGTGATATTAAAAAGTATAACAGACTCCGGGATGAACTCTGGGGCCGTGTTAAGGAAAATTGTATGAAAGGTAGATATTCATTCCCTAGCGGTACAATGGGAGATGAATTGTGTAATGAGCTAGCTAGCGTAGGGTATGACTTTAATGCCCACGGTGGGATAGTAGTTGATAGTAAAAAGTTTCTAAAAGCCAAAGGCATTGAGTCACCAAACATAGCGGATGCGCTTTGCCTCACTGAGTATTTTTCAAACATTGCAACGAGAGTTTTTAAGGACAAGAGAAGTAGGAGGCGTAAGATAACTAACTCTTACTCAAGTTCTCACACATCACAAAACTGGATGGCCGTATGAAACTTACTGAAGAACAGATATTAGAGCGCATTAACGATTGTGAACAAAGTATTCCAGAAACAGAGTGGAGGAAGTCAGCTGACGAGGACTATAAGTTCTATGCTGGTGACCAAGATACTGTAGAAGTAGCTGAGAAGCTTATTGCTCAGAAGCGCCCTAATACAGTATTTAATGAGATTAAACCTAAAGTAGATATGCTTATAGGTATAGCGGCACAGTCAAGGACTGACGGTACTATCCTCCCAGTAGGTGTTGAAGATGAACCACTTACTGAATTAATGAATGGAGTACATAAGCACTACCGCAAGAAGTTAAAAATGAAAACTAAGGAACAGGATTGTTTCTCCCATGTTACTAAGGCAGGGAGATCAATGCTTTATTTCTGGGTTGATAGGAGTAATCCCTTTAAGCCTTTACCTCAGACTAAACGTATTCCTGGTTGGCAGTTTGGCATTGACCCAGACAGTACTGAGTTAGACCTTAGTGATGCTAGGTATATGTACGTTGACAAGTGGGTAACGGAAGAAGAGTACTTTGAATTGGTTCCTGACGCTGAGAATGGTGTATCTCAGTATCATTTGAACATCGCAGGACAACCAGAGTTCTACAACCAGCATAATAGAAAGTATCGACTAGTTGAGTTTTGGTATAAGAGTAAAGAGAAGGTTGTTTACTTTATTAGTCCTATGTCAGGAAAAGATGAGTGGCTGTTTCCTAAAGGCTTTAAACTGTTTAGGCAGCAGTTACTGGAGGGGATTAAGATGCCTGGCGGGGGATTACTGCAGATTAAAGATCCAGCTGAATTGCCGGGGATAAGCTCAAAAATTGATGTATACAGGTACGCTATCCTTGGAGGTCATGGGATTATAGAAGAGAATACTAGCCCGTACCTTAAAGATGGTATTGATAGAGTGCAGTATCCCGGAGTATTGTACGCCGGGTATAGAGATGATAATACTAATGCACTGTTTGGGGCTATCAAGATGGCTAAAGACCCCCAGCGTGCGTTGAATACTATTCGGAGACAGTTAGTTCATTTACTCCAGACGTTACCTAAAGGTATACTGGTGCATGAAGCAGGTGCTATCCTTAATGTTGAGGAGTACGAAGACAGAGGGAGTGAGCCTAACTTTCATCTTGAGTTAGCACAGGGCGGTCTTACCAGATACAAATTTGAACAGCAACCTAGCATATCTCCACTGTATGGGCAGTTAGACTTAACATTTGGCCAAAGTATTAAAGATGTTAGTGGTATTCAAGATGATCTTATGGGGAAACAGCAGTCTTCTAGAGAGGCTGGTGTCAGTGTTCAGTTAAGGCAACAATCAGGTCTTGTAGTTATATACATACTGTTTGATAATTATCAGAACGCAAGGATACAGGGGAACCAGAAACTACTGGCAATGATTCAGCAGTATGTTAGTTATGAAACAGCAGTAAGGATTGAAGGTGAGAAAGGAGTATTCTTAACCCAGATTAACAGTCAAATGAATCCGCAGAATGAAGGATTTAATGATATAAGATCTGGTGAGTTTGATTTTACTATTGATGAAGTAGATGAAAGCCCAACAATAAGAATGCAGATTGCACAGGTTCTCACTGATTTAAATCATAATAATCCTGGCATGATACCGCCAGACATTATTCTTGAATACACTAACGCGCCGTTCACTGTTAAACAGCGTGTCAGGGAAGCGTACCAAGCTATGATGGAAGCCGAGGAAGCTCGGAAGGATGCAGAAGTTGAAGCGAAGATGATTTCTGCGAAACATAAATCTCAAACGGGAGGTAAGTAAGATGGGAAGTTTAGCAGATGCGTTAGTTGCGACAGATGGGGAGGTCACAGATGACAAGGCGGCAGAAGGGGATACTGGTGATAATACTAACGATGATGGCAGTGCCGATGATTCTGGCAGTACTGGCACTAATGGCACTGATGATAGTGGGGGTGATTCACCCGGAGATGCTGCTGCCGATACAACTGATGGTAAGGATGCAGATGTTAGCGGTACCAGTGATGATACTGCTAGTGACGTTAATAGTGATATTGGGAAACAGCTTGAAATAATGAAAGCAAACCAGGACGAGATGGCCCAGATGCTTCGGGTTACTCGTAGAGAAAATGCTACACTTCGCGCGAAGGTTGGTAGAATTAATGATACTGCAGACCTTGATACTGAACTTGACGAAGGCGAAGGTGGTGAAGGTGTTAAGCTTACAAACATTGAAACACTGCAAAATACATTAACTGATATCGGGCAAACGCGTGGGGCATCATTGGAGTTAATGGCTGAGCAGATGGCTGAGATGAATAAGTACAATGATGTAATGACTGTGTGTAGTAAAGTAAACGTAGATACTATCGTTGAGACAGCCGCCGGTTTGATTCAAGAAAAAGATGGCGGAGATATTGACGAAATTATGCTAGGGCTGGAGGTTGATATCTGGAGTAGGCCTAATCCTTATAAATACTTATATAGTGTTATTAAGGCAAATCACCCAAAGTATGCCAACGTTACCGACTCGAAGAAAGAGGATAGCAAGTCTAAAGTGGATGAAGCACTTGAGAATAAAGCCGCCTCTAGTATTCAAGATATGGGAGGTAGTGGTGGAGGTAAAGGCGGTGGATGGACTTCAGACCGGATTGACCGACTTCCGGAAAATGAACTTAACCAAGTGCCAGGGGATGTGTACGAAAAGTATCTCCAAGGCATTCTGAAGTAAGGAGAATTAACAATGGAAACAAGATTTTTAACCAATGACCCTTTGACCAGGAAACGCTGGGCACGGGATCTCTACACGTATGTACTGCCAAATATGGAGTTTAACGAGCTCATTGGTACTGGCAGTGACTCTATTATCGAGCTGAAAAATGATCTTGGTAAGGGTGAAGGTGATCAGCTCACTTTTGGTATCCGTTTACCTTTGAGTGGTAGTGGTATCGTTGGCGATAAGACTGTCGAAGGTAACGAAGAAGCTTTGCGTTTTCGGAACTTCAAAATGACTATCGAAGAGCTGAACCATGCTGTAGATACTGGCGGCAAAATGGATGAACAGCGTATTCCTTACGACTTAATGAAGGAAGGTAAAACTGGCCTCCAGGAATGGTGGATTGGTAAATTGTCTGATTTCGTTATGAACAACCTGGCAGGTAACAGTGCCTACCGTGTTGCTGGTGAAGTATTTGCCAACGAGATTCGTGAGCCGGATGCTGATCACTTTGTTACAATGAATGACGTAGCTGAGGTTGCTATGACCAGCGCTGATGTTATTGATATTCATTATCTTGATCGGCTGAAACAGCGGGCTGAAATGCCGACCAACAGTGCGTTCAAAGTGCGCCCGTTGATTAAAGGTGGTAAGAACTACTACCGAGTTTACCTTCACAATTATGCCTTTGACAATCTGCGTGAGAACACCAACGTAGGTCAGTGGGGCGATTTGCTTCGGGCTGCTAACAAGTTGCAGATCCCGAACGTGGAGATTGAGTATAATGGTATGCTGATCACGAAGAGTGAACGGCTGCCTATGGTACAGCCTAATGTTTACCGCAGTGTATTGCTTGGTAAGCAGGCTGGTGTTTTTGGTTGGGGTGGAGCCGGTGAGTCTAAGTCCAGTACCATGTCATTTGTGCCTTACCATAAAGATGCTCTACGTTTCATTATGATACGTGGTGGTGGAATCTTTGGTATGACTAAACCTGGGTTTGTTACTCCAGGTGCTGCTGGTACTCGTGATTATGGTTTGATTACTGGTTCTTGTTTTGCCGCTCCTTTGACATAAGGTGAGGTGAGTAATGGACTATTATGCTAATGCTGCAGCGGATAATATCCGTTTTGCCAGAAGTAAAATCATTATGGCGCCTGCTGACGGGCTTCATAGTGTAATCAGAATCCCGAGTAAGGCTTTCCTTCTGGAGACTTTTATCCAGTTGGTTACTCCTTACTCAGGAACTTCTACTGGCTCAATTACAGTAGGTATTGAAGGCCCTGTCAGTGACCCTGATGGTTTGCTGGTTGATACTTACATCAGTTCAGAAGCTGCCGGTATTTCTCGGGCGTCGGGTGGTTCAGCTGCCCTTGCCGAAGGTTACTGGTTTAATAAAAGTGGAGCTATTACAATTACCACAGCTAAAGGCGATTCGTCAGCTGATATTACTTGTGTGGTTTTTGCTTTCTTCAGTGTATTACATTAAGAGTGCCCGTCTATTTATTGGACGCACACTCTTATATAAGGAGTTAAGTTATGGGTATGTTAGACCTTCGTAGGCAGGACCTGCGAACCAACACTTTGAGTAATCCATTCTGGATGAGCTCAGATATTATAACCCCTGCGGCTGATGATGCTCAGGCCGTGCTGTTCTCTTTCGCTGAGAATGCACGTTACCAGATTTTCGTCCCTCAGATGGTTTGTGTCGAAACACTTATCGGTTTCGTAGGTGGTACTATTGTTTTCACCTTAGGGACTGGCACTATTCCTACCAATGATGCTACTACTGGAGCAACTGTTAGTGTAGTGGATGCAGATTTTTACTTTACCACAGCGGCTATCGCTGGTGTGGCAACACCTGGTGTTAGCTTTCCTAGCGCCGGGGCATTTGTTACTGCCAAAGCTGCAGGGACTGATGGTGTTAATGCACTTGTTTGTGCTAATGCTACGACTCCTGTTATCTATGCCTCTTTATCAAGTGGTGCGGATATCACAGCTGGGCAGGCACGCGTGCATCTGCTTGGTAGTTACGTTCCGGTTCAGTAATTTCTAAAGGGCTAACCACTGTGAAAGGTGGTTAGTCCTGGGATAGTAGGAGTAGTTATGAAGGTAAGTGAAATTATAGAGAGTAGTGTCGAGATCATCCAAGATGGTGCGTATCAAGAAGACGAAGTTACAGCCATCTTGGACCAGCTTATCCTTGCTATTGGTAGCTTAGTCCGCATACCGAGCGCCAAACGAATTGGGTCTGTCACAATAAATGCAACTGAGACTTGCACCAATATCAAGGATACCTTAACCGACTTTGCTCCTTTATATTGCAGTAGAGTGTGGAATACAACTACTGAGAAATTTGTTAAAGTGTATGATTCACTTGAGTTGCTGTTTGCTGATTACCCTGATTTCGAGGATGAAGGGGATATTGAAGCAGTAGCTTTTGAGGATTTTATGCTTTGGACTCAAAAGGTAGTTCAGGTAGACCAGGCTTTAAGTATTATTTACCATGCTATTCCTGCTGTCCCATCTGTGTCAGGTAAGATAGATCATATCCCAGCAGGACTTCATTACAATTTACTTGTATGTGGTATCGCAGCTCAGTGCTTTGGTGAATTAGAAGATGGATTTGAAATGGCAGATGGTGAGGGTAAACCTAACACTGGGTTTTTCGCAGCCCGCTTTTTTAAAGGACTTAAAGACTACAGAAATTATGTAGCTAAGTACAGTAAACACCGTATGAGTAGCTTTTGGAGTGAGTAATGAAAGAGTTAACTATTATCCAAAAGACCAAGGGGCTTCATGCTCAGATAGAAAATAGTCAAGTTCTTCATGCTGAGAATGGACTTGAGTTTCTCGACGTAGCAATTAATGTTGATATTACTGACGGCGGCAAGATTCTAAGGCGACGTGGGTTCACTGATACTATTCAGGCAAACCCTGCCCATAGCTTCTACAGTTATAGTGGCAGTGGCTACTGCGTTATGGGTACCGACCTTTTTTTAGTATCTCAAAGTCTTGTTTCTTATGGAGTAAGGCACGGGTTTAGTAACAGTAAGGTAAGGTATCAGGGCGTTGGTGGTAAAGTATATTATAGCAATGGCATCTTAAACGGTAAAGTTGAGGGTAGAATTTCTTACCCCTGGGAACCTGATGAGTATGCAGGGCCTAGGGCAGCTATTCATGCTGGGGAAGTAACGGCCCCTCCAGTATGTAAACATCTAGCGTTATACAAAGGGCATTTGTTCTTAAGTGAGGGAAGTACTTTATGGCATACTCCTCCTATGTGGTACGACGGAGTTAACCGAGCCACAGGATTTGTTCAGTTTGACTCAGATATTATTATGCTGTTGGCATTAGATAACACTTTGGTAGTAGGAACTGAAAATGAAGTAATGCTATTGTCAGGGGATAGCCCAGCTGACTTTACATTTCAGTCTTTGATTAAAGGCAGAGTTATTGAAGATACTGGGATAACCAAAATAGGACTTAAATTAAAAGAAAGTATAGCTCCAGGAAAGACGGCTATATTTACTATGCAAGATGGTATTTACGCTGTAGGCAAAGGTGGAGATTTATTCGATATTACAGGTAATAGATTGTTACTTCCTAACGTTGTGTCAGGTAGTGCGTATATTACTGATAACTTTTATACCGTCTTAGTTGACGAGTAGGAGGCTACAATGGGTTTCAGATTAAGTACAGGCTTACGTAATGCTATGATGGGAACTGATGGTTTCAAAACTGCACTTGCTCTTGGTAAGATTGATGTATTCTCAGGGGCTATCCCTACGGATGCTGATACCGCTGAAGGTTCCGGTGTTTTACTGATTACTTTCACTAAGGACGGTGGGGCATTTCCTGCGAATGGTTTATCTCTCGATACCCCAAGTGGTGGTACAATTGAAAAAGCTGTTGAAATTTGGAAAGGAACTGGGATTACCGTAGGTACTGCTACTTGGTTCAGATTTTACGGCCCGACAGTTATTCTTGGTGCATCTACTACAGCGGTTCGTTTGGATGGCTTAGTAGGCACAAGCTCTTCTGACCTTATCTTAACAACTATTAGTATTCAGAGTGGTGTTCCAGTAACTATCGATACTGCTGAATTTAGGATGCCTAGTAAGTAAGGAGTAATTTATGGCTGTTACTTTAGACCCAGCTACCAAAGGTTCTTACTTTTCCTTAAGTGGAGGAGATTTAACTTGTACTATTTCTTCTTCTCATTCAGGGAATGTTATAGCTACTGAGACTGGGACAGGTAAATATTATTTTGAAGTTACTTTCCCCTGGTTAAATTCTGATGCTCATATTGGAATAACTATGCCTAATAGACTTTCTGGTCTTGGCCTTGCGAGGTCTAGAGATGCTGGTAAAAAAGGCAGTTTTGTTGGTGCTAAGTATTTCACAAGTTGGTGGGATTCAGCTAGTACAGCTCCTTGGGTAAACTGGGGTAATGATGATGTAGTAGGAATGGCTGTAGATACTTCTGCTAATAGATGCTGGCTTTGGTGTAATGGCCAGTGGTGGAATGATACCACTAATGCTTATGTGACAGATTTCCCAGGAGGAACTACTCATTCAGTAGCTGTATACGAAGATAGTTATGGGATTTATGCTGGTATCGGAAAAGCCAGTACTAGTGGGTCTAATAATCAGCAGGCTACTATTAACTTTGGAGCTACTGCTTTTACTGCAGATTTGCCAACTGGATTTGTGGCATATCAAGATGCTAAACCACCTAGTAGATTTCAATCAGTTTATCACAGTAAAAATAAAGTTATTAATCCTTTCCCTTTTTTAGGAGGTGTATGATGGCAGGTCTAGTATGTTTTGCTGCAACATTAAATGAAGTAGCTTTGGTAGCTGCTACTGAAAAAACAGTAGTTCAGATAATTGCTCCAGCCCACCAACGACTTAAAATCAAAAGGTGGGGAGTGTTCTTTGATGGCATTGCAGCTACTGGAGCCCCAGTCGAGGTAAGGTTACTTAGGCAAGATGCTGACGGCACACTTAGTGCTGTAACTATATTTAAGCAAGTTGCGGGTAGTGAGACTATTCAAACAACAGCTAAAGGGGATGCAAGTGCAGAACCTACACCAAGTGATGTTATTGATGTAGCTGAAGTTCACCCCCAATCAGGTTATGAAGCAGTTATCCCCTTTGACATGCCGATTGAAATACCTGGGGGAGGGATAGTTGGCATTACGTGTAAAGCTCCTGATGCGGTTAATGTTCGAGCTAAGATTATTTTTGAGGAATAAACAATGGGCATCACTAGACCTTTATCAACTTATTTTCCTATTGTACCAAAAGCCCAAAAACATTATTCTTCTTTAAGTGGTGATTTAACACTTTTAGAGGGTGAGATTAAGGAAATAGAGGTAATCCCTGGAGATATGGCAGGTAATCTTCCTCCTTTGTCAGGTGTATTAGCTGCAGGTGGTGCTATATCAGGCATTTTCCCTGGCCTTACTGGCGAATTAGAAGGAGATACTTGGGGATTCGGTAGAATCAGTGGGGAATTGCAGAGTCTCACTGGTGCTATCGCTGGTGGTGGTACTATAGCAGGTGAATTGCCTTCTTTAAGTGGGGCGGCTGCTGGTACAGTAACTACCATAGGTAACTTAAAGAATAACATACCTATCCTTACAGGCGAGTTGCATGGTATTGTAACTACTGGGGGAGATTTAATTGGTGCGTTACCTAACTTAGAAGGTGGTGCTAAAGGTGGCGCTACTTTAGCCTGTGCATTTTCTTCGCTAGAAGGAGCATTAACTGGAACTAACTGGAAAGCAGGAGATATAGCTGGAGAGTTTCCCAGAATGATTGGGGAACTTACTGGTGTAGTAAGCATAGAAGGAACTATTGCTGGAACTTTACAAAGTCTACATGGTTCTATTAGTGGAGTTGAATTACCAATAGGAACTTTGGTTAGTTCCTTACCTAGGCTGGAAGGTGCTTTAACAGGTTATCGTAATTCTACTGGTAAAATTGCAGGAAATTTGCCTTCCCTTATGGGAGTTTCTACAGGAACTACTAGCATTTACGGTACCTTATCCGGCGAAATTAGAATCAGTGGTAAAATACAAGGAACGACTAAAGGCAGATTTGATGACTATGTTATTAAATATCGGAGACCGTAATGGCAAAACTTGGAGTTAGATTTAATTTGCTAAGTGAAGGAATGTCCCAGGTATCTGGGTGGGAGTTTAACTCCATAGGCAAGTTAGGAACTGAGGTAATAGCCGCAGGGTCTGGCGGCCTTAAACAACTGGGTGGCGAGGCTGACGGAGATGCTGCTATCATTAGCACCTTAACCACCCCATTAAACGAGTTAAGTGTGGTACATCCTAAAAGAGTAAGGAGATTGTATGCCAAATATTCAGCTGAAAGTCCTCTTACTGTAGTATGTTCTACTGACGAAAATGAAGATGGTTTTACTGTTACGCTTCCTGCTACAGTAGGGGAAGTGAGTACCTCCAAGGGGTTGCCAGGTGATAGGCGTATCCGTGGAGTTAATTGGAAATTTACAGTCAGTAATAAAGACGGAGCTGACTTTTCTATAGGTTATATCGGTATTCTGTTTGTGCCGTTAACACGGAGTAGGAGTTTATAATGGGCGACTTTGGTAGTTTTGACAGCCAAGATGTAAAAGACTCAAGTATAGGTAATGTAAATGCTAAATTTGAGCAAGCAGATACTTATGCTGGAGATATGTATACTCTGCATGAGGCATTATCCCAAGCTGCTGCTGATCTTATGGTAGCTCCTACTGACGCTAATTTATTTATTAAGCCTATTGATTTAGGAGTTAGTCCTCCTAGTAATACTTGGAATAATCCTACTCCTCCTAAACCTATTCAGTATAATTTAGGTTCTGTGTTTTTAGATGCTGAAGATCCATTGCATGAGGATACATTTACTCCTACTGTTAATGTGCCAGTATTCACTGCGGTTGCACCTATACTAGATATACCAGCTTTACCTCAGTGTATTACTCCTGTTAAAGATGTAGGTGTAAAACCTACGGCACCTTCTGATGGGTTACCTGGTAAGGAACCTGGGCTTATAGCTGTTAAACCAACAGGTACTGCCCCTACCATACCTGAAGGCATAACGCCGCATACTCCTAATAATATTGCACCTATTGTCCCTATTACTGTATTACCAATAGCACCTAGTACAGAATTACCTGATGCTCCGTCAACTACTTTACCAGCAGCGCCTGGGCCAGCTCCTGCTATAGTAACTCCCGATATTCCAGTAGCGCCTGATATCATTGTAGGTGCAATACCGGTTATCCCAGATATTAGTATACCAGCTTTACCTGAATTAACTGTTACTCCATTTAATGGAACGCCACCTGATATAAATTTGATTCCTCCTACTGGAACATTTGATTACGCTGAAGAAATTTACCAGTCAGCCTTTGGAGATAAACTTGAAGCTATCGTATCAGCTGGTATGGAAGGAGGACAGTTAGGCATTTCTTCAACTGCTATGGATGAAATACTTACAGGTAAAGTAGCAAGAGCTGACCAGTTACGAGACAAAGCGTATACCGAAGCAGCTGATTATTTTGCCGCCCGTGGGCATATGCTCCCACCTGGTGCTTTACAGGCTAGGCTTACACAAGTAGATAAAGAATTTTTGGATTCCACTACTACTGCTAATGCTGATATCACAGCACGGCAAATGGAACTGACATCACAATATACTCAGTTGTGTATCCAATCAGGTGTAAAACTTGAAGAGAACTTAATGGCTCAGTTTGACAGAGTAGCTAACCGAGCGTTTACTCTAGCTAAAACTAGAGTTGACATGGAACTTCAGGTATTCAATGCTAATGTAGCTTACCTTAATGCAGGGCTTGAGGTTTATAAGACAGAAGCCGCTGTCTACGCTGAGGAAATTAAAGGCCGCCTTTTAGTACTGGAAGGTTATAAAGCTCAACTTGAGGGCGTAAATCTTGGTATTGAAGCTCAGAAAAGTAAAGTAGAAATTTACTCTATGCAATTGCAAACAGAGAAGTTTAAGATTGATATGTATACTGCCCAAATTAATGCAGCTAACTCAATTTTTGCTACTGAAAAATTAAAACTTGAAGCGCATATGGGTTTAATCACTGTATACCAGGCCGAGGTTCAAGCTAAAACGGCTGAGTATAGTATGTACAATTCACAGGTACAAGGAACAATAGCTGGGTATGGCATGTATTCAGAGCAACTTAAAGCTAAAGAAGCTGAGTACGGTATTTACATTGCACAAAATCAACTTAACGTTTCATCAACTGAAGCGTATCGTGCGGAGTTGCAAGCTAAAGCAGGTGAATACACAACACACCAAGCTAACCTTCAAGTCAAGTCAGCTGAGTATAGTGCTTACCATACTGAGTTACAAGTAATGATAGCTGATGATGAAGTATATAAAACTAAACTTAACTTAAAAGTGATGGACTATGAAGTATTCTTAGCTAGTATGAAAGGGCGAGAATCTGAGTTTAAATGTTATCAAGTTGAAATGCAAACGAAAGCAGCTGAGTTTGGTATGTTTCAAGCTAAGGTATCTGGAGAAGTTGCTAAAACTTCTTTGTACGAGGGGGAAGTTAGAGCATTTACCGGGCAAGTTCAAGCATACTCAACAGATGTTCAAAAAGTAATTGCTGAATACCAGAATCAGAATGAAATTAATAAAGGTGTTATAGCTTCTAATAATAATAAACTAACAAAGTTTACAACTGAATGGCAAGTTGAAATAGCTAAGTTTCAGGGAGCTATTGAAGAGATGAAAGGCGAAATAACTATGTATAACTCTAGAGTTAGTGTGGAGAATACAAAGCTTAATGCTGATTTAACAGTATACAACGCCGAAGTTAACAGTGTATTCAAGGATGCTGAAATTGAGTTAAAACGAGCTGACATGAATATAAAAACTTCTATGCAAGATTATGAGTTAAAATTTAGACTTTTAGAAACAGAACTACAGGTTACAGCTCAAGCGATGGCTAGTGCACTTACTAGTGTTAACGCATCAGCTGCTATCGGTTATGATGGAGGTTATAAGGTTGGTTATAACTACGATAGAACTAAAAAGGATGAACCTGGTACTGCTACTACTAATCGCCATATCTGGTATGAAGGCTAACAGTGCCCGTACAATAATTGGACGAGGACTCTAATGATTGATGTTACAACAGTTGAAATAGTAGGTAATAAGTTCAAAGGTCAACGCTTTATTGGGGATGCTCACAGGGTATTAGCTCTTTTGCGTAGTAGAATGGCTCATAATAACTTGACTATAGGGCGCCAAGAACAGTTGGTTGGTGACCCACGTAACAGTGCTATGGTAGTAGCTACTTCTATTCATGGGAAACATACTGCGGTTATTTATACTGAATTTCCTATTCCAGTAACTAAAAAAGAAATAGACTACGATGAAGGAGCAGACACTTTTATCGTTATTGTAGAGGATAAAGATGCAGGAACTTACCATAATTTTTGGTTAACTTTTAATGGTGGAACTATTAAAGCGCTGGGAAATCCTTATGTCTCTAATAAAGATATAACGGTATACCAATCAGATGAGTTGTCAGGAAATGCTTTATACCCATTTACTTATCTTACCGATGTAATGGAAAGTCGATTACTTGTTATCGATGAAAGGATTGCTGTAGAACCTGGAATGCCTCCAGCTACTACGATAATTACTTTATCTTTTATGCTAATGCGATTAGGAACTATAATAGTAAGGCAGAAATTTACGTACATAGAAGAACTTGACCACTGCACAGAATATTTTGTAAGAAAAGAAAAAGTAGAAGGAGAATCTTTTTACTTAACTTTTTTATATACTTGGCAAATACAAGAAGAAGGTAGCAGTTCAGATACTATATACTTAACTAAAAGAAAGTTAAAAATAAATGCAGCTGGAGAAATAATATTTACTATAGTAAAAAGTAATGTTATGTCAGCTCCTGCAGTAATAGGTGGTGCTGGAATTGCTTATAATGGAGGGTGGTGGCCTCGTTGCATTAGGTATGTAACGGATACAGTAATAGCTTTTAATCACTACAGAATGTGGCCATACATAACTGGGGATGGGAAATTAGAATGGTTTGCTTTTACAGCTGTTGTAACTGAGTTTAACTTTGTTACATTAACTGACACTTCTGTATTATTTACACACAGTGATACAGAACATGATCTTCCAAAAGAAGCTGACAGTATACGGATGGCCGTGTGGTCTCCTACTGGGGTACACACTGTAGGAAGTAAAGATAAGTGTATTCAAAATATTGAATATGCTAAAAGATCAATAGTTCCTCATGGGTATAAAGAGTGCAATGAGAATAACTGGCCACATGATTTTGATAAGTTAAAAACAAAAATAGACCACTATGAGCAAGACCCTGCTACAGGGCAAGGCCAAGTATGGACACTTAGTGAATTAGACGAGTACAGTTATATAACACCAAGAATGGATGGTTTTCAACTTAGTGTTAAGTATTATCCAAGGTATTTGCTTCTCGGAGATAATGCTGTTACAGTAACTCACAGTAATGGGCAAAGTGGAAGAGGCCCGTCAGGAGAATCTTTGCATGAATATACTCCACATGACTATGACAAGATAGAACTGCCGTGGTATTATTTTTCAGATTGGTCAGCGGCTATTCCTTACCTCACGGATAATTACAATAATTACTCTCAGTCAGCAACTTCTGAAAGTGGTAATTATTTCTGGTGGTATGATTTCCAAGAAAAAGCATACACTGACGCTGGAGACCTTTACTGTTATAAATATCCTTACACCCCTGGAGATACTGATACACTGCATATAAACCCTAAAGCTACATTACAGCACAAAGATATAAATCCTTTTATAATGTGGTTGACTGTAATAGACGGTAGTATTAATAATGGGATAGCTATAGGAACTGATTTAATCATACCTCCTACAGGTGATTATCTTGATTACGTAACTCAATTCGAAGCTGAAGTAAGATTTTACTGTGTAGATTCAAGAGGCACTGCTAACAGCACAGAAGGAAGTATACTCCATTTTTACAAGCATGTTGATAAAAATGAGATAGATGGGTGGACAGCTGACTATAAAGAAGTTGGAATGTACATGCTGTATAGGCGGCAAGATAGAACAGCTGATATAAAAGATGCACTTAAAGAGTATATAATAAAGTATATAAATCCAGGTATATCTGACGATGATTGGCGCATACTTGGAGTAACTTTACGGTAAGGAGTACACAATGGGAATTGCTTATCCAGGTTCAGACAAATGGTACAACAGTTACGAAAGGTCAGCTAAGATGAAAAAAGAAAGACGAGCATATGAAAAAACTATGAAGGGGACATTCGAGCAAAAAGCTGACAGGTTAGACAGCAGGGAAACCCTCCGAGGCACATTACGTAACCAGGGGAACATGGCTACACAGACTGCGGCAGATAAAGCAGCTACTGTTCGCACCAGGCTTAAGAATAAATCCTCCGAGTACCAGCAGACCCTAGCAAATAAAGGAGCTGCTACTGTACAAACTATGAGAGGAAATGTTAAACGAGATGAAATTAAATCTACTCAAGGGTATTATACTAGTTTAGCTAATGAACATAATGCTAAAGCTAGAGAAGGTGAGGCCGAAGCTACTGCTAGTGAATTAGAACTCGGTAGAATGGAGAAAGAGTATAAAAGAGAACAATCTTCTCCTTCTGGTGAAATCGTTGGCCCTTCAACTAACTTAATGAATTCACCTGTGATACCAGGGCAACAGTATATTCCTGAGCCAGTAGACATTCTTAACCCTTCAGAATTTGACAAGTTTGACTTGAATGATAATTATATACAAGGGTTAGAGAGCTTTGGTTCCAATACCAGAAAGAGAAAAAGAAGTTTAAGTGACGCGTTAGGGTATGCTGATTCAGAATTTAATTAAGAGGATATTATGAATATACTAGAAAGCAGAAGAGCAGCTCGTGCTAGTGCTGACAAGGCCGAGAGAGTTGCGTATGCTAAAAGCGAAGAAAAGAAAATTAATCTTCTTGCCCAACCGCGTAAGCTTGACATAATGGCAGCAGACTATGTGCAAACGCTTAGTCCCAGTGATCGGGCTCCTAAGTATAATAAATTTGCTCGGCGTTCTGCAGCTGTAGATGCAAATATTCCTACTGACCACCCAATGTCAGGTTTTGCACAGAATCTATCTAGTACTTTTAGAGCTGCTTTAGAATCCCCTGAGACTAAAGGGATGCGAGCATATGATATTCTCAATAGACTGGGAAGTACTATGTACGCTGGGAGGGATGCCGAGGGTAAATCTATGGCAGACAGTACCAATAGGTATTACCGTGAAGATAACAGTTGGAATATGTCTTCACTGAAGAAACCCATGGGCTACGATAATTGGCATCAGGAACTTCAACGGCGAGAGTCAGCTGACGACGACAAGAATTCTTGGCTTGCTTCTCCAGGTGAGATACTTGGCATGGGAGCAGCGGCCGCGGTTGGAGCTACCTTATTAGCAGCAGCTCCGTTCTCAGGTGGTTCCTCGCTCATTGGACTTCCGGCTTTGGCCAGTGCATTCGGTTTAGGTGCTGCAGGTGCAATACCTGGGCATGCTGCAACTAAGCTTCTTAAAAGATCTGAGACTTATCGAGCTAATGAAAGTTCGGATAGTACTGCAGATAAGTGGCAGAATGCTGGATTAGAGTTAGCAGCTTATTCCTTAGGAGAAGTTGGGACATTTAAAGGAGCTGGTAAAGTATATAAAATGGCTAAGGCTTGGCAAGTAGCTAAGTCTATGCATAAAGTAAATATCTCTGAAATATTGAAAGGTGCTGATGCTGCTAAAAATGGACTGTGGTTAGATTTAACTGCGACGCCAGCAGAAGGGCCACTTAAGATAACCCCGCATGGAGTTGTAGTCTTGCGCCATGATGCGGCTAAACTCACTGGCAAATTCACAGGGAAACAAGTTGATCTTGAACGCTCACTGACTAATGCATTCATAGAGGATTTTGAGGCCAGTGCTGTTGGTGGAGTAGATGCAGTAGCGGCGGCTGAACGGACTGTCCTAGGTTCAGATTTAGCACGAGCTGAGAACGTAAGTAAAAGTATATCAGAGCTTGGTGCAGAAGGATTAGCTGGCCCCACCCAGGATTCAGCATACAATGCCATAAGTAAAGTGGCCGAAGGTAAAGTAATTAAAACTACGGGCTCCAGAAAGGTAGGAGAACTTAGACAGCAAGCTAACAAAGGTGCTAAAGCCTACCTCCAGCTAGAGAGTGACGTGCTGCAGGGGCGTGCTATCACTGACCCACAAGGGCCCATCCAGGGCTCCCTTAATGCACTGCGAGATCAGAAAATAAGTAAAGTAGCTTTTCAACCTAAAAAGCTTAGCCAAATACTACGGCGACCAGAGAAAGCTACTAAAGCCCTTAAGTCTATTAACATAGGAAAACTTAATGAAATAGCTCATACTGCTGGCGGCGACATACGCTTCCAGGATATGGCAGCTGATACAGCAGTAGACTTAGAAAATAAAGTCACTAGGTACATAGCAGATAAAGGTCTTGTAGCCCCTGAAAAAAGTTCAACGCTTAAACCAGTGTTTAAAGCTTTAGGTAAATGGGGAGTTCCTGCAGGCGCCGCACTGTTATTTATGGGAGATACTGAAGAAGCTAATGCTAGTGTTCTTGGTACCGTAGGTAAGATGGGAAGTCTTGCTATCAAAGCACTAGAGAAACATCTCATTGAATCTGGTATCACAGCAGCTGTATTACCTAAAGGAGAAGTTGCATTTGCTGAAAAGTATATCCAGAAAGGAGTTTCTACCCTCGGCCATTTAGCTGAAGATGGTACCAAAGTAGCATCCGCGTCTGAGACCTTTGTAGCTAATATGCGAAGTATGACGAAGCGTTCTACTGGTAAAGGCCTTGAAGTACTGCATAAAGTTATGTCTCCCCACGAGCTTATAGAGCTGACAATGGGCTCCAAATACAAGAAAATGATGAGTCCTGCGGTGCAGAAACTCAGTTATTATATGGCAGAGCTTAGTAACATTCGAACTGGTAAGCAGATATTTAAGAACATAACAGACAGAGTAGGCCACACATCTGAATACACCCTCCTCTCTAAATCTTTCAGTAAGCTAGACAAGCTAGCAGCTGAAGAAATGAAGCACAATTTTCATAGGGCTGAGGTAGGCCACCTTAGTAAAGAACTTACCAAGATGGAAGAGCGGGTAGCTAAGCTGGGAGTTGATGCAGATGATGCTATGGTAGCTGACATAGCGACATGGAAATCTAAAATCACAGAAGCTAAGGGGTTTCAGAAAGAAGCTGAAGCTGGAGCTAAGGAGTACCGAGTTAAGTACGATGCACTCGCTAAAGAACTGGCGCCGAATAGCCAGTCCCTCCGAGTCTCACTGGCCCTTGACAGCCATGCAGATTTTAAGAAATATCCTTGGCTTAAGCAGTTACTTACTGAGGACGATAAGATATTAGTAGGGCATACGAGGGAATTCCTTAACTCGTACAAGAGTCGCATGGAGAAGTTAGGCCTCCCAGTAATTAAAGAAGGTTATTTCCCTCATCGACCTAATCCTATGATTGAGAAGATGATGCGAAATATTGACTCGGGTAGGTACGATGCCCAGGCCTTTAATAGATTCTACAGTAGGACATCACCTGTTAGTAGGCCAGCTGTTCCAGACTTTGTAGATACAATAAACTGGTATGTCGGAGACGCAGAGAAACGCCTATCCAATCACCAGTTTTGGAATGTCGAAGGTTGGAAAGATGTTATGAACAGTAAGATGGTGCAGACTCACTCAGGGCTGTCAACGGCTTTTGATAGTTTGTTCATGGGGAGTAATCCTGTAGAGTGGACAGCTGCTAATAAAGCCGCTGGTATTTACTCAAACTATGAAGTGTATAAGCGCCTTTTTCTTAGTACTGGTGCAGGTCTTAAGCATCTTACGAAAGCAGTAGGTACAATAGCTCAGATGCCAGTGGCCCACATAGCACCTTCAATCATAGGTGCAGGTAAGATGACAATGCACATGGTAGCTGAGGACAAACATCTTGCTGATAAACTAATTAAGATGGGGTTCATGGAAGAAGAAGCGCATAAAGCACTTGTTAAAATGGGTCGGTCACTGATAGGTACTAACGTAACAAGGCAGATGGTAGTTGATTCCACTATGGAAATACCCCATGAGACGTTTAAGCGTTTACAGAAGGCAGCTAATGGAGTACAGGATTTCGGCTCTTTTTTTCTTAATACGGCTGAGTTATTTGACAGATCCCTTTCCATTGAAGCATCTGTACGCATGGCTAATAAGAGGGGTATGACAGCTGAGCAAGCCCTCTACGGCATACACCATCAGATACTGACAAACAACTTTGTATCCAGGGAATTTAACGTACCTTTCCTGAAAAGCCCAATGATGAGAGCATTGGCAATGTTCCAGGCTACTCCGTATAAGATAGCCCAACGGCGGGTAGTAGCTGGGATAAGGGCCAAACGCTCAATCATTGAGATAGCTAAGGGAGTTAAACTTGATATCTCAGGCAATAACGGCAAACAAGTACTGAAGGACCTTCGTAACGTAGGCACATACATCAAAGATGCAGAGAGTCAATACAGTGCTAACATGTTTGTTAATGGCTTAGTTACAGAGACTGATTTCTTCGGTACTCCAGTAATGTATAATAGCTTTAAGGAAATAGCTGCAGCAGGTGCGGCAACTTATGGGGCTGCGGTAGGAGTTAACAGTGCTTTAGAACATCACTTCTTCCACCTTCCCTTCCTTGACCAACGGGATTACAGGGCCACTCTCGGACTGAACCCAATCATTCAGGCAGCCATGACAACATGGCACTACAGAAAAGAGAATGATGACAGTTTCTTGATGACTCAGATGTACCAGAATTGGTTGGGTACTGGCGGCGCCGTAGTTCCTATCTCTGTTATAAGAAGTATGAACATCATGGAAGGGCATAGCCCAGAGATCTACGGGGATGATAATTTAAGATTGTTACGATACTTCTTAAGTGTTCCGGCATATGATGCTTACCATGGAAAGTAAAGAGTGCCCGTTCAATTATTAGACAAGCACTCCAATAAAAAGGGGCCCAGATTATGGGCCCCTTATTTACTGTTATGGTGTAAAGACGTAGAGTTGGTGGTCATCTTCAACCAACTTAAAATACTCCGATGTAGTGCGTGAAGTATACTTAGACAGTAAAAATTTTACAATAATTTTACCGTAAAACTCGTTTACATTTTCAGCGATTAATACATCACTAATATGCTCTCTGTTATAATTATCTTCACAAATTATTTTCATAGTTGCTTCCTTTCTATCTGTCTTTAGAGTTTATTCTTTTTGTTTGTTCTTGAATCAGTAAAATAAAATGAGCTTCCAGAGGAGCATACCTTACAGATCCTCTAGGGGCATCTCTTATCATTTTATCAGTTACTACAATAGCATTTTGCAGTTCAACATTAGTCATTATTCCCTTTATCTCCTATCCAGTAATACCACACTCCCCTTTGGCCATCAGGCCCAACGAAGTCCCTGCGCACTTTGCCAGTTCTAATCGCTGTCTCTATAACATTGTCAAACTTCTTAGCATCAACATCCCTCCACATAATCTGCAGTAATACAGCCTCACTAACAGATTTACGAGTTTTAATCTCTACTAAAACCGTATTAACATCTGGGGATAATTCACTTCTACCTACAGCATTAAAGGTATTCCCCATGTTACTCTCTACTTCTTCCACATCCTCTAATGCTTGGGCAAATGCTGGCCACTCAACTATTCTACTGCCTCCCAACATAGCTGTATTAATGATTGCCAGCTTTTGTATGTACAAAGGTTTTCTTGAATACCATCCTCGAAATGCTTTATCCTGGGCAAGTCTTCCAGCATTTTCCTCATCATAATTCTGGTACCATTTATCCCAAGCTACAAAACATTCATCGCTTAAAGTAAATGGCCCTACAATCCTAGAGATAGCAATTAGGTCTTGAAGCACTGCTTGCTCAAGTTCTTTAGGCGGCTTCTCTGGAGCTGTTACTTTCTTTTGCCTCCCATTTGCCCAGACAAACATAACTCTAGAGGTTAAGCCCCCACCAATAGCTTGCACAGGTAAGCTACTAGCAATACTCCCAGGTGTAGTGGCGGCCAACAGATTAACATACGCAGCTACTGCGTTATCCTCACCACTACCCTTCGTCTTGTACTCCCACTTACTTGGGGCGTCAAATATATCTGTCAGGAATACAAGCATCTTAGTGTTTTCTTTCTTTTGCCCTAAAAAGCTTTCAAACTCTTTAGATATAATACTCAGTGAACAATGCTCAATTATACTACCATCAGGCATCATTGCACTGTCCATCGCCGCAGCTATATCCATAGTCAGTGCTTCCTTCGTTATTGCATCAGCACTGAGTTTTACCCCCTGGATCTCTTGCAAAAGTGGAGTCATATAGTTAATAGCTTGCGTTTTTCTAGCTACTCCCGGCTCGGCAGTAAGGACTACGTACATGTTAGGATATATCTTTAACCTCCCTATCTCTAACCAAACTTTCCGAGCAAGTACACTAGCTACAGCACTTAACCCTACCCACTTATGAAAAATGGGCGCAGATTCTGTATCGTAAGTATACTTTAAATACCCGTCTAGCCAGTTACTAAAATTTCTGGTCATTAGCCATATCCTCATTGCGCCGTTTAACACAGCGCTTAAGAATTAAGTACCCAATCAAATCTAATTCTGTATCTTCATT